GGTTACCAGTCAAGTAGACATCTTGGGCGCCATAGGCGACGAGTTGCATGAGACCACCGGCCATTTTGTTTGTTTTTGTACTATAACATGAGATTTTTTTTTCGACTGATTCCGCGAAAAAACCCGGATCGATTTTTCCTGATGTATATAAATGTCTAACGATTCCGTACCAGAACTTGAAAGTGTCGATGATAAAAGTATCGACGAAAATATTGAAATTGAATCCGAAACCGAATCAAGTATTCAAGATGGTGACTTATCTACAGTTGGAAGCGAAATCCAAGGTATAAATGTACTTGAAGATGGTATGTATAATGATTTAGACAATGATTCTTCGCTCGATGGTTTTGAAGAAAATACCGATATTGATAGGTTAGGTGGTCTTTTAAGTTCAGTTCTTGCATCTGAAGAAGGTGAAACTATTTGTTCCGTTATGGAAAATATTTCCAGGCAACTCGAAATTCATAATAAGATCATGATAAAAATTTTATCACACTTACAAAAACAGGTATAAAAAATTAGAACCTAGTATGTATAGAAATGGGTTCGACTACAATATTCATTAGTCCGGATGCAGACCGAGAAGAAGCCTTTTACCAAGATATGGCAAATCAAATAGATGATCTCAATCCAGAACAATTAATAAGAATGGTCAAATACGAAGAAAAACAACTCGGGTTAACGCTCGATAAAAATAGGGAGGAACTTTTAACATTAAGTCCCGTCGACCTCGCCTATAGAATATTCTTTTCCGATACCGAACTCGACCCCGAAACTAAACAACCCAAATACGTGGACATGAAAACGAAATCAAACATGTATAGACAAATGCTAGATAAAATGGGCAGATACTTCAATCGTGCAAAGCTTTTAAATATACTTACGAGCGATGAAGGAAATACGGACGATCTAAGTGTAAGCTTTAGGTTAAGTCGTTTAACCGACCATGTTTGTGATTCTTGGCAAATTGTATTGAGTACGAATCGTGTTCACGACCGTCGGAATAACCCAACTATGGTTCCCCTGGAGGTTAACACGAACCCATCCCTATTTAGGTGTTCAATGCCCGATTTCGAGGAACTTAACGTATTCCAAAGAACCTTATTAGCAATTTTAGATCACCTTTACAAAAATAACATCCGACGGTACAAAGGGTATACGTGTAAACAAATAAAAACAAAAGAAGGGTATAATACACGCGCCTGGAAACAAGACGAACCCATAAAGGATTTCGTTCATAGAATTGCAGGTAAAGAAGAATGGTTTGAATTATGGAAAGACCTAACTTCCGCAAACGGAACTGCTATGTTTTCACAAATTATCAAACACCTTACAGATTGTAACGACATGCAATTCCCCGAAATAAAGAAAAATAGACGCGTTTGGTCGTTTAATAACGGCATTTTCATCGGTTCACAATGGTCCGATACGACAGGATTATACCACGCAGTTTTTCACCCGTTCGACTCAAAAGAGTTTATGAACCTAGATCCACGTATTGTAAGTTGTAAATACTTTGACACACACTTCGAAGATTATAGTCATGTTAAAGATTGGGAAGATATACCAACACCATTTTTCGATAGCGTTCTCGAATACCAAGATTACGATAGAGAAATCATAAAATGGATGAATATTTTTGGAGGACGTTTATGTTTTGAAGTAAACGAAATGGATAAATGGCAAATCATACCCTTTTTAAAAGGTATTGCACGTTCCGGTAAATCAACATTAATCACGCGAGTATTTCAAAAATTTTACGAGGCCGACGATGTTAAAACTCTCTCAAATAACATTGAAAAGAAATTTGGTTTATCTAATATTCATGATGCATTAATATTCATTGCATCCGAAATTAAAGGTGATTTACAACTTGAACAGGCCGAATTTCAATCAATCGTTTCGGGTGAAGAAGTTTCTATTGCAGTAAAATGTGAAAAAGCTAAAAATTTTAGATGGAAAGTACCAGGTATTTTGGGTGGTAACGAAGTTCCTTCATGGAAAGATAAATCGGGAAGTATTTTACGCCGTCTTGTTACGTTTCATTTTGGTAAACAAGTTCGAGATAACGATACGGACCCAATGCTCGATACAAAACTCGAAAAAGAAATACCTATCATTCTTCAAAAATGTTTACGTGGATACCTTGATTGTGCACAAAAAAACCAAGATAAGGATATATGGAGTATTTTACCAAAATACTTTTTCAAAATTCGTGAACAAATTGCTGCGGCGACAAACCCATTGGAAAAATACTTACAAAGAGACGATCTCGTGACCGTACATCCATCTTTAAAATTCCCACTCGATTTATTCAGGGACAAATTTAAAAAATTTTGTAACGACGCAAATATTAGAATGCCGAACTTTGATCAGGACTTTTACGGTGGGTCATTTTACGTTCGCGGTATAGAAGTGAAAAAAGAACCAAATAATTTCTGGTTAGTTACAAACCCAGAAAGATTAGACAAACCCGTTAATTACAAAGATAAATACGTCATATATGGATTAACACCTATAGTAGAAGAAAACGAAAAAGGATGGGACGTTTCAAATCAATTTTGAATTAAATATTAAAAATCTCAGACTAGTATAAGTATGGATCCGCGTCAGTTCATAAAAAATTCAAATATTCAAATCCAACGTTCGGATAATACATCTGTACCCCAAATTATGGGAAGTACACAAACACAGTCCACTTTTAGAGAATTACGTATAGGTAAATTCAGACCCGGTTTATATAACGTTGTAGTCAATAAAGATTTTAACCCAAAAAGTGAAAGTAATGTCGATTTACTATACATATTAAAACAAAAACCAAAAGGTCATGCAAAAATAACATCTGATATATCAATTGACCTTAACGAAATAAAAGGTATATATGGAAAATTTCAAACAGGTGCTATACACACGAATAATTTTGGGTTAAAAGGTAATTTAGACAAAAATTTCTTTTCGATACAACTTTCTGGGTACATGACCGATGGTATAGAAAGAAAAAATTTCAGTTTTAACGTGTACAAAAATGGTAAAATACGCTTTTCAGGTGGATTTTTAGGAACTATAAATTTAAAAAGACAACCAGAAGCGTTGCGTAAATATATAATAGATACGTATACAAAAAAGGAAGTATTTCTATACAACGATATCAAATACAATAACATAGGGGGTCAATTCGCAATAAATGCAAACTTTAATTTAGATAAATTAACACGAGAAAACCCACTAAAAACGGTCATTGATTATATGCCAGAATCTGCACCATTTCTTTATATTACGTATAAAGAACATAATTACATTCTTTCTTCCAAATCTGGTAAATTAGGTGCAGGTATAGTACAAATACAAGGTGAAAACGATCCAGATAAACTCGAAAATGCATACAAAACAGGTGTTGAACTCGTACAAAAATTACATAGTTTAGGATACACAATGGGATTTGTCAATAAAAATGTTAATGCACCTATCAAAGTTATTAAACGTTTAAAAAAACAAGCATCTACGTGTCCAAAGCCTAGACAACCACCATGTAAAGAAGGATTCGAAGTTCGGAAGAATCCACAAGGATACGAGTGCTGTTTCAAAAAACCAAAACGAAAACCCGTAAAAAGAAATAAAAAACAAAATACAAAAAATACAAAAATTACTTACGATAAAGATGGTGTAATGAAAATAGGAGGACGTAAATGCGAACGTCTCACTAAACCAGTTTTACTCGAAGTTTCTAAGAAATTAGGAGTTGTTGGTGTTAAAAATAAAAATAAAAAAATGGATATATGCAAAGCCCTTGATAAATTAGAAAAGGGTAATTCTAACTATAAAATAAACAATAAACTATGCCGTGAATTGAAAAAGGAACAATTAATCACACTCGCAATATCCAAAGGTATATCGATAAATGAAACAGATACTGTAAAGGTTTTATGCCAAAAACTACAAAATATACCAAATTCACCAAATTCACCAAATTCACCAAATACACTCGCCAACGAAATGGAAAAAGTGTTACTAAATATTAAGAAAAAGGAAAATAGAAAACCTACTAATATAAAACGTAAACTCAATGAAGCAGGTATTAAAAACGATCTTATTAAACTTTATGGTAAAACATGGATGACAAAATACGGAAACGTAATGAATATTAATAAAGATGTTCGCGAAGTAAAAAATAAACTTACTCAACTTGAAAAGAATAAAAAATTTGTAACACGCGACGGTGTATTGAAAAAAATGATCGCAAATGATACTAAAAGATCCATGATAAAAAATTGGAAACTTAATAAACAACAGGGTTTGAAAAAACTACTTATCGAGAAAGAAGCTAATAAGATATACGGTAAATTAGGTAAAAACGAAGTAAACAAAGTCGTTAATTATGCAATGTCGTTACCAAAAACACCCAATCTTAATAGCAAGAGGATAATAGATTTTATAAAAATAAGAAGAGAACTTCAAGGACAACCACCACTCGCGTTAAATAAAAAACGAGTAGTACCACCAAAACCAGTTGTAAAAAGGAAAGTCGTGACACCAAAATCGAGGGTTATAAAAAGAGCACCGATAAAGAAAAGACCAATGCCTCCGAAAAAGAATGCAGTTGTTAGACGTTTGAAATTCAATTCTAACTCAAACTCAAACTCGAACTCAAACTCAAACTCGAACTCAAACTCAAACTCGAAATCCAATAAGCAAATACTTAATCAATTGTATAATAACTTTGAAAAAGCTGAATTAAAGAGTAAACGCAAAAAATAAATAATGGAATATAATCCACGTAATTTATTATTATCACGTGTTAAAAGAGATAAACTATATATAGACGAACGCAGATGGAATAATCATATAAAAGAATGTATTATAAATGTAATATATTATACGATTATTGATTACATACACGTATCTCGAAAAAATAATAATAAGGCAATGTCAAATTTAGAAATAGATTATTACTTAACGGACGAATTTATAGAAACGGAATTTCCGGAACTTTATTTAGACGCTAATAGAGAATTTCATGAAAATGGTTTAATATTACATATTTTTGACAATTTTCAGAAAATTGATTCACCAAGTCATAGACGAATGATGTTTTATTTTATGAACATTTTATATTTTGATTTATAATTTTTTCAGGTTCAGATATCTGTTTCAAATGTTTTGTATGATATGAAAAATCATAACCGAGAAAATGATTTTTTATTTTATCCGAAATTGAAAAAGCATCCAATTTTCTAGATACTTGAGAACATACAGATTTTACTTCAAGTTCTAACAATTTATCTTCTTTCATAACAAAGTATTTTAAGGATTCATCCGTTACACCATTATTTTTCATTTTTTCAAACATTTTATTAGATTCACCATTCGATACGTAAAAGTATTTAGGAGAATACCCTAATATAGTTATACGTTCATATGAATTTGTATCACTAAAAATGAATATTAATGTACAAAGTATTAATACCCAAACTAACATATAGTATTATCCAACATATTAAAAACATCCTTTAATTTGTGACAAATATTAAATAATGTATCAATATCGTCTACCTTGGTAGGATCTTTAATTTCAAATTCAAATTGAAAAATAGTTGAATCCTCTGAATCCTTATCTTCGTTCAAACCTGCACATAACGTTATATCTATAGATAAATTTTTCCTGATATACGAACGACGTTCCTTCACAATTTTTCTGTGCCACTCGTTATCATCGTCTTCATTCTCTTCAACGGGCGTTTCTCTAGAAACACTAAAACGAATATCAAAAGGTGAATTTTTTAATTGTTTAAAATCTTGATTTTCAAGTCTTTCCTTTTTTATAAGGGTTTCTTCACCGGATGTTGTATCTATAGTTAATCTCAAATCACTATCATTTCTAGAATATACTTCATAATTTATATGTTCTA